GTAGTCATAATTACAATACCTGAACTTGCACTAGCATTGGCAGCAATAATACCTTTAAGTCTAATAGGTTGTGCAACTACAGCATTTGTAGATGCTTGTATTGCTCTTGTCGCTTGTATGTCAGATTTAAAGCCCATTTTATATTCTCCTTAGTTCGTGGCTCCCTAGGGAGCCACTAATTAATTATTAGCTTAAATTATTGTTCTGTACGTAAGATACAACTATTCTTGCAGCACCTGCTGAAGCAGCTGATCCTGTTTGAATATATTTAGCAGCTAATTTAACATCAGTTGTTCCAATGTCGCTCCAGTTTGTTACTAAAGCTGTAGCTCCTAATGCTGCATCACCAGCAGTTCCTACTGCTGCGCCGTCAACATACAAATCAGAATCACCTACGATACCAATATCAAGAGTATTTGTAGTTCCTGCATTAAAAGCAGTCGTTACAAAAACTTTTATATCTACTAGTTGTGAGTTTGCTGGAATTACAATTGATAAAGATTTATCAGTTGTATTACCAAATGCGATTGTGTCTGTTTGAGACATTACAACGAAACCTACGTTAGAAACATCTGTTCCTACTGTAGTTCCAATTGTATTAAAAATATTTCCAGCTTTTATTGGGCCGGAAAAAGTTGTTTGTGCCATATTTTTCTCCTGTATAGCGGTTATATTTTGCAATCTCTATACCGTCTGCCTAGTCAGTTTGCAAAATTATTTTTCTAGGTATTTGTATTATACATAAAAAAAGGGCGGCCATAAAGACCGCCCTTAAATTTAATACTTATAAGTTAGTATTATGAAGTTGGTAAGTTACCGTTACCAAATACACATCTAGGGTCAGAAAAGCCGAAGCTGTATCTTTCTCTAGCTTTAAATCTAACGTTACCAGTATCGAAGTCACCTTCTATCGCAGTTTTAACTGGTGATCTAACGAAATGTTTAAGTCCATTAGGGATATCAGTTAAAATGAAGAATGAATCTGTGTCAGTTAAAAAGTTATTAACTCTGTAACCTTGAGGGATCATTCCCATAGATACGATAGCATTGATGTCGTTATCTGCAGTGCCGACTCTTTGAGGTGTTTTCATCAATCTCTCAGCAGTAAATTGTAATTCTTTTGGAATTATCATTTTAATACCTTGAGCAGCGATTTTTAAACCTCTTTCATCAACGAATCCTGAGATGTCGATCAATGATTGCTCTAACGAAGTTTCGTTAAGGTCTGCAGCAGTAGCTAGAACGTTTGAGAACGTTCCACCTGTTGCAAGCGGATGTGATGTGTTAATTAAAGACACACCGTCTCCACCTGTAGCAGTTGTTACTTGAGCGTTATTTAAAACGTTCGCAGCTTTAACTTGCTTCGTGTTTGCCATAGATCTTGCTAATGCTCTAGTGTATCTAGCAGCAAGTCTATCGTATAGGTTATCTTCGATTGCTTCTTCAGTGATAGCAAATGCTAACGCGATTGTTTCGTGTGAGTATCTAGCTGTGAAAGTTTCACCTGCTTGATCGAACACTACGCCCGCACCTTCTTGTTTAGTTGGTGCTGAAGCGAAACCGCTTAACATTACTTCTTCTTCAAAAGCTCTGTCAGATGTTTCAGACATAAAAATTTCAGCGTGCTGATTTTCATATCTATTATATTCCAGGCCGAATAAAGCATTCAAACCTGGCTCTAGTTCTTTAACTAGTTGTGATCGTGATATTGCCATAGTCTATTCTCCTTATGCTAAGCCTGTACCACTTCTGTAGAAGTGATTGTTGATTCTTACGAGTATGTTCGCATTTGCACTTGCTGTGTCAGAATTGTCTGGATCTTGCGAAATGTCGATCGCTTGAACAGCGAAAGTAGTCGCAACACCAGAAACGCTAACATCTAGTTGCACTTTTGATATACCCGTTTGTGTTACACCTGTTGTATTTGTAACAGAGTAGTTTTTATACAAATCCGCTCTTGTAAACGCAGCGTCTGCATCCATTAAAAATACTGCATCTGGGTCGTCAACAACAAAGGCAGTAATATCGCCTTGAGTTGGTGTTACGCCACCAGGGTAGTAATTTTTGTATGTAGGCTTCTGAGTCGTTGGATCGTTATAGAACACTCCGTTAAAAACACCCACAACAGCCGCACTATCATTTGCAGTTGCTCTTTCAATGTTACCAGTAGAAGTTGGGATAACCAAATCTCCTTGATAAATTGCAGTAGCATAACCAGCTTTAACAGTGTATCTGTTTTGAGCGCCAACTAATGGTGTACCGTCTAGTTTTCTGTATGGTCTTAGACCAAACTTTTCACTTACGTTTGCCATGTTATGTATGTCTCCTTTTTTAACATTTTTTTAACAGTTGTTATAAGACCCTGTAGCAATTGCAAAAAAATTATTTCTTGCGACTACCACCAAAGGTCACTCTGGATTGTCTATCAATATTGATAGGCATATCCGGGTGTTGTTCCTTCATGAGCTCTCTGTCAACGGCTTCAATCCTGTCTCTAGTAATTTTACTAAAGTAGGCGTGCCTTTGCTTCAATATCTCTTCCGGTATCCTTGCCAACACAAGGCCCCCAATCCCGATTAACCCCTGATATTTGCCTTCAGTGTGGTAAGGGTATTTGTTAGAACCGATTTCATTTTGAACCTGTTCCATTTTTACAAATTCCCAACCTTCTCTAAGTTTCTTCGATACATTCGATGTATCTTCAAAACCCTGAATGGTTACTCTTATCCAACGGTGGACGTAACCTTTCGGCGCAGGTGGTGCATCCAAACTGGATGGTGGAGTCCAGACTTTAGGAGCTTCTTGCTCTTTTCTAAGTTCTGTCTCGCGTGAAGTTCTTTTTATTGTATCCATATTATATATCCTCCTTCACGAATCTAGCGTATTCCTCTAGTGGCACCCCTAATCTTTTAGCGATAGCTACCTGTGACTTGGTGAGTCTCACAGTTCGGCGTCCTTGTTGTTTACGACCAGCAGAAGCAACAGTTTGGACGGGTTTCTTTTGCTCTTGTTTTGGCTCGTCGTTTTCAGATGCAAAATTAGCAGGAAAATATTTCCTTAATCTTGCATTGACTTCATTATAATACTCATCACTATCTAATTCAAGACCCTCTGCGGCCAAGTTGTTATGTATAGTAATTGCAGCATTAGTCATGACTTCATCTTCTCCAAACCACTTATTATCCTCGGCCCATTTCTTAGCTTTTGGCGTAATTTGTGGTTGATTTTGGTATGAAGTATCCTCTTGAGGTTTTTGACTATCAACGTTACTTGTTTGTTGTTTAGCTTCTTCTTCTTGTTCTTTTACTTCAGCTCTATGAGCTAACTCTAATCTAGCCTTTTCTTTTTCTACGGCTAATTGAGTTAACTTATCGTTAGCTTCCATAATCTTATCTACATCGTTTTTTTCGATGGCATCTTTAAGAACAATTTTAGTTTGTTCTCTTTGAGCATCAACTCTTGCATCTAATTCTTTTAGATAACTTTCATCTGTAGAATTAAATTTCTTGATAGTAGAATCGTATTTTTTCTGAAGACCTTTGGCATATTCTAAAGCAGCTCTTTCTCTTCTTTCTGCTTCTCTATACCTTCTTGTCATCCTGTCCATTCTCTTTTGGACATTTTCAGAAACATTACCTAAATCATCCAATTTTTCTTTTGGCTTTTCAATAGGTTGTTTTTTTATGGGTTGTTTAGGTTCCTCTGCAGGCTCCTCTATAACTTCATAACTAGGTTTTTTAGGTTCTTCTTCCTTCTCTTGTTTAGAGTGGTCGGTGTAGCCTAAATCGACTTCGCCAAGATTTAAATCTGACTTATCGGATTTTTTTTCTTGCTCTACTACTTCAATATTCTGTTCTTCAATACCATCAGTATCAAGCTCTACGTCTGGAGATTTCTTTTTCTCCTCTTGGATTTCTGCCATGTTATCCTCCTTTTAAAATAAATGAAGAATATTTTCTGGCGCTTTTATCTTTCCGATTATCTCGTCGTCATTAAGGATACGGTGTTCACCGTATTTAGTTTGAAATCTTGATCCTGAATATCGTCCATAGATTACAAATTCACCTTCTTGGCACCACGGCCCTGAAGGAAATTTATCTTTGTCTTTATAACAGAGATCTCCCATTTTAACTACAAGTCCAACAACTGTTGTCATTGCAATTTTGTCTTGGGTTTCATCTGACAAGTAGATACCACCTTTAGTTTTTTTATTACCGCTCCACGGTCTAACTAACATTCGGTACCCTACTGGGTCAGGTATAATTTCAAGATATTCTTTAATGCCTTTTGGATCTGTCGGAATTTTTGAATTGTCCTCTATACTTTTATCATCTTTTTTTTCGATGATTGGTATTTTAGGGTTTATCAATTGTACCATCTATATCCTCCTTTTGCAGGTTTCTAATATCCTGAAGCAGTGCTTCAAGTGCACTGAGTCTGCCCCTAGCATACATCAATTTTTCTACCGAATCAATACCATAGCAAATATGATCTTTAATATTTGCTATTTCCTTGTTAATGATTGTTTTAATTTTATCAGCTGCAAATGGATCTATCATAAAGTCTAAGCCTAACTAAAGTATGTATATGTTTGTTTAGTAATATCAGTCCTAAAAGGATCATTTTTTTTCTAATAAAATTTTATTTTTTCCTTGTTCAATGTTATTAAAATCATATTTTTTTAATATAGTTTTAATTAAAGGCATTTCATATTTAGTATAATCATCAAATACAAACCTTGTGATAGGTGCAGTTCTAGTAGCAAACCAAACTGCTTCAGTTATAACATCTTTAGTCATATGGGGACCATCAAAATGAACAAATGCGAATTTTGAAAACCTATGTTCAGAATCATTCATAAATTGAGTGTCTGTCATATTACATAATGCAAACTTTCCATTGTTTCGATACTGATAAAAATCATTTAACATCGTATCTCTCATCTCATCAGTATAATCACAGGTATATTCACCTGTGTTATCGTAGTGTTGGTATTTTAAGTTACCATAAGGATCAACACCCACATGGATATAATTATTAACAACATTATCCATGATAATCTTAGACCCAAGTCCCTCACGAACTCCGATCTCACAAGATTTGTAACCTTGGCAATCAAATCCTTTAGTCCATTTATTAAGTAATTCATAGTCTGAGCTATCTCCTCTAATCATAGGTTTTTATAACATTTGTGTTATAGAAATCAAGTTTTTATATTTTTATTAGTCCGCCGTAGTATTTTTTTGTTAATGTTTTAACAAAAGTAGGTTTTGGTCCTACATTACCTGCAGCTCTTTTTCGTTTGACAGCAGAGGCCTTTTGCGAGCTTGTCATCTGTGTGGCTTTTGCAAGTGGTACGCACTTTGGATATTTTCTGTTTGAAGAACTTGTAGATTTTCTTCCACACTCCTGATACTTGCCACCTTTCTTTGGTGCTCCAATGTCTACCCATTTTTCTTGAAACCATTTTTTTAGTCCACCTCTTTTCATACCTCCTGCTGGAACACAGTTGGAAACCATTCGGTTACCTTTTTTCTTCATGCCCTTTTGGACATATCCTTGCCAACAAGAGCCACGTTCGCTCATTTTAGTAAGTCTCCGTAATAATTAACTAAACTTTGATTTGATAATTTTATATCAGCTGAATCATGTTTAATAAATTTACCTTGATAAGCAGAAATAGAATCTAATTGTTTTGCTTGTTTCTTGTGAGTTGCAGATGCTTTATGTAATCCTTTTGCAACTTCTTTAATTTTTATTTCAGCACCTTTGTTTAATTTTTTAGGTCCCCAATCTTTTCTTTTTACACCTGATGGGTCTTTAATTTTACCTGCACAAATTTTAGAAGCATAAGCATTAGCATAAGCTGAAGGATAAACCTTAAACTTTCTTTTTGCTGCTGCTTTTCCTCTTGGACATAATTTAGTCATTATTTAATTACCAAAATTTTAATTTTTTAGCACCCTTGCTGATAGCGTTGCCTGTTGCTTTAGCAGCGTTTGCTACTGGAGCAACAACATGTTTTTGTACTGGTTTTAAATCAACAGTAATACTTGGCTGTAAAGTAACACCTACACCTAATGCCAATTTAACATCAGCACC